CTCACTAGCAAACATGTTTTGCTGGCCATACTCATTTGTAGTTACAGTCACGGATCTCTCCTGTGTGAAGTATTGTTACATTATATATGATTTCTTTACATTTGTCAAACTAGTAAGTGTCGGATCCATAACTGACACACACCTCTGGGTTCTCCTTACACCACCTCCTTACGAACCCATCAGGGTCAATCTCTAAGGAGTGATGAGCATGGTTGTGGAGTAACCCCACCAAGAGGAAAAATCCTATGATCAACACATTGAAGTGTGTCACAGGACTAAACAAAATAGATTTAAAATATTCTCTCATAAAAAAAGAGGGTCACTTAGGACCCTCTAATTATACTACAGTGTCAAGAGATCAGAAGTTGTACTTCAGACCCAGCTTAGCACCATAACCACGATCGATATCAGCATCACCAGAACCGATGAAGGAGACTTCACCGTATGCACCCAGTGCATCAGTCAGAGCCAGACCCAGACCCGCCTTACCAGAAGGAACGGTGTCAGAATCACCACCGTCAGGAGAGACGACGGAAGCACCTGCTTGGACGTAATACGAACCGTCTTCACCCAGAGCACCCTCATAGCCGACGTGAAGGTCGGTGGTTGCGCCAGTGTAGTCAGCGCCAGTCCAGCCAGCGTTGGTTTCGACGTTTACGTATGGACCTGCAAGGGCAGCGCCTGCGGACATAGACAGAGCAGCAGTAGCTGCGAATACAGATTTGAACATTAGTTTTACCTCGTTTTTTCTCGTGGAGTTTGACCCACGGATGGAAAGGGAATCGACATACTCCCTGTTTGTGTTACCGATTGTTACTTTAATTACTGAAAGACAAAAGGTGAAGTATTTATAGTAACAAACACTTAGTGTTTTGTCAACCCTGTTGTTCGGGTTGTCCCTGGGATGGATCGGATATCCGTCCCAGGTATGGATTAAAGTCCATTAACTCAGTGATTTCCATCTGAGCTCCAGCCTGTGACCAGAAGTTAAACTGAGCTTGATAGTTGCTCTTGTGGAATACTTCCACATGGTCTTGATGGATACTGGAGCCTAGATCGGTCTTGTATAACAAAAGTGGAATGGCGTAAGTGTTACCAGAATTGTAGATGAGATCATCTGCAACAGGTCTTGGTCTCACGTCATTGTCAAGTTTGTACTGGTCACCACGACAGTGAAGACGGATCAGTTTCTCTGCGTGATGACGGGTGATAATGTAACATGCTGTGGAGAATTCATTGACAAAACGTTTATGAATCTTGATGTTGATATCACCAGTACAGATGATTGAGATTTGAGTTACGTCCCAATCATATGGGATTCTACCAAAGAAGTCCTTCCATGTAAAGTTCCAAAACCTGACCAGATCAAGTTCACAATCATCTTCCATCATGATTGCATATGGTTCACCACTATCATAGAACTCTTTGATAGCCTTGAGGTGAGAGGTCACACAACCAATCTCACCAGGTGAACACATGTCAGGGTACCTACCCTTCAGAATGTGTCCCAGATCGTCGTCTCGACCATCGTAAGCAGACACACGGGTATAGTCAGTGATCTCCCAGTACTTGAACTGGTTCTCCATGTACTCCCATCTCTCGGGTTGTCCGTCGAGATTGATACAATAGATCTTCGGAAGACCTTGAAGTTTATAAACGGCTTTGTTTCTATCCATTATAGTATTTCCCAATGGTCAGGGTACAAATCTTTTGTGTCTAAGTGAGCATTGTTTGGTCCAAACCATTTGGAAGGAGCAACAACTCTACCAGTGTTTGCCAACCAAGCACCCCACCATGAGAATGTAGAGTTGGCAATGATAAAGTCACTACACTGTGTCATCAGGTACAGATCATGATAGGAACTGTTACCATCAGACAGAAGGAATCTATCTGGTTTGAATAGTTCTTGAGCAGAAGCCCAGAATGGGTCATCAGTGAATAGAATTACTTCCCTGTCTGGGTCAAACTTACTCAAGGCTTCTTCGTACCATTCAAGAGAAAGGTTGTGGTGGTTACCACTGTTGATCAGAAAGTCTCCCCTACGAATGTGTAAACCAATGGGACTTTGATCAAGCACCTCATCAACGATAGGTTCACACTCTCCTTGAATCGTAGAGTTGAACTTAAAGTCCTGACGGATTTCATCTTCAATATGTTTGAAGTATTTCTCCGTCTGAAAGAATCCATACAGACTTACATTGTCTGGACAGTTTTCAAACAGGTCTTCGTTGAAGTGGAACCCTTGTTCCTGAACGACCGACCCACCTACTATACCTCGTCTTGAGGGGATTGTAAAGGGTTTATCCAGTTCAATCTTGAGGAAGTTACCGATTCCATCATGAAAAACTTCATCATGGTCAGGGATACACATTTCATATCCATGATGTGCTGCGATACCTTTGGTCGCAGCATACTGGAACATTTGATTTCCTAATTGTCCAGCCTTACCAAGATAATCAAATCCAATCATTTTTCATATCGTTGAATACTTTTGCAATACCATCCTGAAGGTTGGTCTTTGGTAACCACCAACCCATAATATAATTATTGGCTTCGTTTCTCTTGTCAAGTTGAACACTGTCCTTCGCAAGACCAGGATGAATCTTGATGGGTCTACCAATCATATTGAATTGACCCATAATGATCTGTGCAACTTCTTTGATACTTGAAGAATTGAACGATGTGATGTGAAGGGGATCCTCTGGTTTGAAGTCTGAATAGTTTTCCATGACTGTCTCCAGTGCCTCACAACAGTCTTCAGCATACAGGAACTGACGTTCTTCTGTACCATCAGTCATCATATCGAAATCACCGAACTCAAATCCCTTACGGATAAAGTCGGTGATAACGTGTGACTTGTCATGGTCTTTCTCGATACCATAGACATTCCAGAACTTAACAGTCAAACCTTTCAGAGACTTGGTGTAAAGTTCACCCATCTTCTTTGCAGCACCATAAGGAGAGTGAGACATGTTACTCATCTGTGACGAAGCAAACACGAATCTCTTATTGTATCTCTCCAGGAGACCAAAGACATTCACCATCATCCTTGCATTGTTATCAAGGAACTTGAATGT